AGCAAAGAACAGAGCAAAGCAGATAGCTCGAGCAGACGCAACCGGCACAGCCCGACCGAAACGCACTCAGCCGAAACGCAAAACGAAAAAACGTTCAGATTTCTTTGATGATACAAAGCAAATGTCCCCGCGCCCATCTCTTTCTTTATCCAAAAGGAAAAGCCCGGAGCGAAAAGGAAAAGGTCATGACTTGCCGCGCATTGAAACGATCATCTCGGATGCCGCTGGATCACATGGGCCCGAAGTGGCCCAATGGGCTAAGCGTGTCCTCGGAGTGGAGCTCATGCCCTGGCAGCTGCACGTGCTCAACGGTCAGCTCAGCGTCAACGCCGAAGGTCGATGGTGCAACCCCCTGTCTCTCGTCAGTGTCGCACGACAAAACGGCAAGACGGTCGCGCTCAAAGCGCTGCTCGGTTGGTGGCTGACTGATTACTCGAGGCACGCAGGGCCGCAAACGATTCTGACCACAGCCCACCGGCTCGATCTGGCGACTGCATTGTTCCAAGACCTAGCGCCGATACTCGAGGCGAAGTTTGATGTCAAAGCAGTGTGGGCTTACGGTCGTAACAGCATCAAGATTGGCGACAGCGCATGGCACGTCAAAGCTGCACGCCCAAGCGCCGGTCACGGCATGAGCGTTGACCTGATCCTTGCCGACGAAGTATTCGGCATCGACTCCGAGACACTTGACATCGGCCTGCTGCCTACGCAACGTGCACGACCCAATCCGCTGTGCTCGATGTGGTCAACGGCAGGCACCGAGGAATCGGTAGCGATGCTGCGTTGGCGTGAGCAAGGCTTACGTGCAATCGATGAGAATAAGAGCACTGGAATTTACCTGGCTGAATACTCGCCACCGCCAGACATTGAGCCGATGAGCGAAGCCGCGTGGGAGTACGCCAACCCGGCGCTTGGGCATACGCTCGACATACGCACGATTCAGCAAGAGTCAAAGTCACCCAATCGTGCAGGCTTCCTACGCTCAAGTGTCAACTTATGGGTACAGTCCGAAATCTCTTGGCTGCCGCCAGGCAAATGGGAATCGCACGCAACCGACAAGCCACCGATGCCCGGTGGCGTGCTCGCGGTCGAGGTGGCGATGGAGGATGGGCGCTACGTCGCAGTGCGTTGCAACGCGAACTCTGCTGGGATGCTGACTGCGACTGTCGCGTTCATGTGCGAGACAATCTCCCAGGTTTGGGAGCACATACGTCAGCAGATACGCGACAACCCGAATCTGACTGTCGCAATCACGCCGACACTTGACACGAATTGCCCAACTGATCTAGCCAGGCGGCGTGTCATTGTTGGCTACCAAGAAATTACGCGCTACACATCGATGGTGCGTCAGCTGATCAACGAAGGCCGCGTCAATCACACTGGTGAGACGATGCTTGCTGAGCATGTCGGTCGCGCTGTCGCTGTCAAGACGCCTGGCAGCATTGCGTTGAGCTCCACAAAGTCAGCCGGGCCGATTGAGTTGGCGCGATGCTTGGTGTGGGCTGTCGGATTGTCTGCTCGACCGCGCCCGATGGTCAACCGACCTGTCATTGCATCGAGCGCCTAGACTGACCAGCCATGGCATCACTATTCAGCTTGAAGCGCGGCACACCCAATCAGACGCAGGCGCGCATCGGCGCTGCCGGAGCTGCAGGCGACCCCTACGTCGGCAACTTCATGACCTACACCGTGGACTTCACACGGTCACAGGCCATCCAGATACCGACCATCAGCCGCGCACGCGACCTGATCTGCGGCATGATCGGCTGCCTACCCATCCACCAATACACAAAACAGTGGATTGACGACGACTACGAGGATGTCGAACTGCCCGACGACACATGGTTCCATCAGCCCGACCCCAACGTGACACGCAATTTCATCCTCAGCTGGACTGCCGACGACCTGTTCTTTTACGGTCGCGCATTCTGGGTAGTCACCAGCCGATTCGGCAACGGATTCCCAGCAACCTTCACGTGGATTCCTGCCAGCAACGTGCAAACACGTGACCAGGCAGGCCCAATTTACTTCGGTGTCTCTAAAGAGGTGTATTTCAACGGCACACTGCTCAACCCCAATGACGTGGTGCAGTTCCTGTCACCGATTCAAGGCGTGTTGTCGATGGGCGCTAGGGCAATTCGCACCAACATCAACCTTGACACCAGCGCCGAGCGCTTTGCACGCAATCAGACTCCAGCCGGTGTGCTCAAGCAGACCGAAGGCGAACCGTTGAGCGCCGAGGAATTGAGCGAACTGGCTGCAGGCTTCGCAGCTGCACGAAACAACAACGCCATTGCCGCGCTCAACCAGTACGTCGATTGGAAAGAGTCGTACATGGATCCGAGCAAGCTGCAGCTGACCGAGGCACGCACCTATCAGGCGCTCGAAATGGCACGCCTTGCCAACATTCCGCCATACCTGGTCGGCGCACCGACAGGCGGTGGCATGACGTACCAAAACGCATTGCAAGCACGCCAAGACCTGTATTTATTCGGGGCCAAGAGTTACATCGATTGCATCGAGTCAACGCTGTCAATGAACAACGTAACGCCACGCGGTCGCTACATCTACCTGGACGTAGAGTATTACCTGGAGGAAGCAAATAGTGTGCCGGGGTCGGACAACGCTGCACCGACTCCGGCGCAACCCACTCGACAAATTGAGGACACATGATCAAACTGACCGCCACCGACACGTTCATTATCGCTGAGGAAGGCGAGACACCGCGCACCATTTCGGGTGTCGCAGTGCCCTGGAACACCGAGGCAACCGTCAGCGATGGCACTCGCGTCAAGTTTGAGCGCGGCAGCCTGGCAACCAACGGCAAAAACCCCAAGCTGCTCAAGTACCACGACGACACCAAGCCAGTCGGCGTCGTGACCGGGCGTGTGGACTCCGAAAAGGGCATGCTGTTCACGGCCCGAATCAGCGCCACGTCAGAAGGCAACGACATGCTCGAGCTGATCAAGGATGGCGCGGTCGATGCCGTGTCGGTCGGCGTCAACCCGGTGGATTTCAGCTACGACGACCAGGGCACCATGGTCATCTCCAAGGGTGACTGGGTAGAGTTGTCGCTAGTCACCGCACCGGCATTCCGCGGTGCTACGATTACAGAGGTTGCAGCGACCGAATCCAAACCGACAGAGGAGCTACAACCAATGACCGACAAAATCGAGACCGCCGCAGCAGTCGCTGAAGTTCCAGCCGCTGCACCAGCCGCACCAGTGTGGGCTGAAGCCAAGCGCGAGTTCAAGATGCCATCAGCTGCCGAATACATGAGCAAAGTGCTCCGTGGTGGCGCCGAAGCGCAACAGTTTTTTGCCAACATCAAGGCCGCTGCGCCCGATGTGGTCACGACCGACACGCCAGGCATCTTGCCAGAGCCGATTGTCGGCCCGGTGTACAACAACTTCCGTGGCCTGCGCCCAGTCGTCGATGCAATCGGCGTCAAGGCAATGCCAGGTGGCGGCAAAGTGTTCCGTCGCCCCGAAGTCACCACGCACACCACGATCGGTGCCAGCAACGGCGAAAACGCCAACCTCGATCAAGGCACGTTCGTTGTGTCAAACAACAACGTCACCAAGGGCGTCTACGGCGGTTACGTTCGCCTGTCGGAAGAGGACATGGACTGGACTGAGCCCGAAGTGCTCGGCCTCCTGCTCGATGACATGGCGCGCATCTACGCGAACCAGACCGATGACGTTGCAGCCGACGCACTGTTGGCTGGTGTTACGCAAAGTGAGCCCATCACCAGCCGCACCGTACCTGGTGACTGGGTAAGTGCGATCTACAACGCCGCGAGCACCATCCTCACCAACAGCAACGGCAACCTGCCGACGCACCTGTTCCTGTCGCCCAACAACTGGGCGTTCCTGGGCAAACTGGTCGATGACGCAGACCGACCGCTGTTCCCGAACATCGGCCCGATGAACGCCTTTGGTGCAGTGTCGCCAGGCTCGGCAGTGGGCAACGCATTCGGCCTCAGCGTCGTCGTTGACCGCAACTTCGCCGCCGATACCGCAATCGTCGGTCACCCGGATGGCTTTGAAATCTTCGAGCAACAGAAGGGCGCAATCCAGGTTGAAGCCGCTGACGGATCGCTGTCGCGTTACATCAAGTTCCGTGGCTATTTCGCCACCTTGATGATTGACGCAACAAAGTTCGTCAAGCTCATCTGAGCCTGACAAGTTCGCCTCCTCCAAGCGACTAACACTGTGGCGACGTACACCATCACCCACTCCCAGGTGTTGGATAACGTCGCCACAGTGCAGGTTTTGCAACAACCCGAATTTGAGGTTGGGCAGTCAATCACGATCAGCGGCCTGACAGGATTCAACGGCACGCACGTCATAACGGCGCTGCCCGAGTATTACTTCACCGGCGTAAGCGACCAGGGCGACTACGAATACGACACGTCGCGCATCATCCTCAATCAAATCCAGTTCGCGCTCACGGCAGCCGACCAAGAGCGTGCAGCCGCGTCAGGCAGTCTCACCTACTCCGTTACGTGCACGTGGATTGCCCAGGGCGACCTCGAGGATTACCTTGGCTACACCTTTACGAGCCCGAGCGCCGATTACGACATCGCCACCATGGCGGTCGGTGCAGCCAACGCATTCGCATTCCGTAGGCGTCAGGAATCGGGCTACTGGGATTCTCCGAGCTCGGTGCCAAGCCTCGATGTCAAGCTGGGCACCGTGCAGTACGCAGCCATCCTGTACCGCGAGCGTGGCAGCACCGAAGCCTTTGCATCGTTTGACCCACTAGCAACAGGTGGCCCGGTAACTGGCAACTACGGACAGATCCTGCGCCTGCTCGGAGTCAATAAGCCACAGGTGGCCTGACATGGCAAACATGTTCAAGGATGGTTACGACCAGCTGGTAACGAAGCTGGGCACGATTACCGGGCTTCGCGTGTTTGACGATCCACGTAATATCAACGTGCCGTGTTGCATTGTTGAAGCGCCAACGATCATGATGGCTAGCAACGTGGTTGCAGACATGGAATATCGCGTCGTAATAGTCGGCATGGGCACCGGCGACAATCGCACCCTTGATCAGCTGTTGGATTTGGCTGATTTAGTCCGTGCAGCACAAATCGGATTGACCGATGCACGGCCTACCGCCGTGTCGTACGGTGGCGCTGACTACCCTGCGTACGAGCTGACAATACGCACCAAAGTGAGCCCATAGGGCTACTAGACTGCCAAACGGGTAAGCAGCGACCCTCGACGTTAAGGAGATCTGCTACATGGCCAACGCAACCACATACCTTGCAACCCCAACTTTCGGCATCGGTGTCAACCTCGCCGGTGTCAAGGATCTGACCGACCAGTGCAAGAGCGTCGTCATCACCAAATCGCGTGAATCACTCGACAGCACATCATTCGGCAACACGGGCCGCCAATACGTGGGTGGACTCACCAACGTGACGGTCACCGCCACGCTGTTGATGGAATACTCGGCAACTCCAGGCACCTACGTTGACTTGACGGCATTGGTCGGCACCAACGTGTACGTGGCAGTAAAGCCGACTTCGGCTGCAATCTCGGCAACGAATCCCGAATTCCAAATCACTGGCGGCTACCTGGAATCGCTTGACGTAGTGAACGGTTCAGTCGGTGAACTGTCCGAAGTGGAAATCACCGTCACCGGCGGCGTGCTGGTCGAGGACACCACGCCGTGAAACTAACCATCAAGGTGTCGTACGCGACACCAGCAGCGGAAGTGGTTACAGAACAAATCACGACGACCATTGCGACGGTCGCTGCATGGGAACGCAAGTTCAAGCGCCGTGTCAGCGATCTCCAAGGCGGCATCGGTATCGACGATTTGATGTTCATGTGCTGGCATCAGCTCACGGTCGGCAAACGCGAATCACGCGACTACGACACTTGGCTGTTGGCAGTGGACAGTTTCGACGTGGTGGAATCCGCGCAAATAAACCCTACGGAAGCCACAGCATCAGGCGACAGTTAGCAGATTTGCTACTGGCGACTGGATGGTGGCCTCCCGACATTGAGTTCGACATGGATGACTTGGCTACCGTGTTACTTCTAGCAAAGAAGGCAAACCGTGCCCACTGAAACACGCATTGAAATTTACGGTGTCAAAGAGGCACTCAAGGAACTGAACAAGATTGCACCTACCTTGCGCCGACAAATTACGAAAGACTACAAAAAAATCGTTGCACCAGT